CGGCCCGTGGCCGAGACGATGAAAAAGAAGGTCGAGAAGGACGAGATCCGGAAACTGCCGACGACCGTCATGATCCGCGAGGCGGCCCAGCTCCTTGCTGATACTGGCAAGCCCGTGGAGCTCGAGCTGCCCAAGGGCGTGCGGGTGGCCTATGGCTATTCGAAGAAAGGCGGGGGCGAGGCCTCAAGCATTATGTGGGCGAAAAAGCCGTCCGGGGCGCTCAATCTCGGATGGTCGAACGCCAAGGGCAAAAAGGGCTATTGGGCCATCGGCCTGTGGGCCGACCCCCGCCAGGTGAACTACGAAGACTTTCGGTAGCGGAGGGGGCAGGCGGCAGGTCCGCCGTGGCTAAAATGGGTGTACGGACTTACACCCCGCCACGGAATCGGCATGATCCCGCATCTATCTGCCCTCGTAGCCCACGCGTTCCATGCCGGCGAGCTCGAGGCCGGCCGCCGCGCGTGCGAGAAACTCCTCGCCATGCCCGAGCTGCCGGACGGCATCGAAATACTCACGCGCCGCAATCGCACCTGGTATACGCAGCGGCTCGACGAGCTCGTCGCCACGCGGTTTGTGCAGATCGACCAAGAGCCTGCCCTCCCCGGCTGGTCGCTGTTCAATCCGTCGATCGTCGCCATCGGGGCGAATTTTCTACTGAACGTCCGCAGTTCCAACTACCAGATCGTCGCCGGCCGCTATGTCATGCCGCCGGAGGACGGGGGAGCGATCAAGACGCGGAACCTGCTCGTCGAGCTGACGGGCGAGTTGGACCCCATCCGGCCCCGGCAGTCTTTGGAGTGCGAGTATCCGGCGACCGACTACCAAGTGCACGGCCTCGAGGACGTCCGGCTGAACATCATGCCCGACTACCAGATCATCGCGAGCGCCACCGTGCGAAACATGGCCGGCCACGATGGCACCTGCCGGATCGCGACGGCTGAGGTCTACCGGCATACCGGCCAATTCGTGGGGCTCGACTGCCCCGAGACAGCCGACGGCCAGCACGAAAAAAACTGGATGCCGATCACCGGCCGCCGCGAGTGGGTCTATTCGGCCAATCACTCCGGCCGCGTGTGCACGGTCGCGAACGAATCCGGCCGGTGGGCCGTCACTCCGCGAGCCCCTGCCCCGCCGATCTCCCGCGGCTTCCGCGGCGGGTCGCAGCTCGTGCCGATCGGCGGCGGGCGATGGCTCTGCTTGATTCACGAGGTCGCCCACGAGCGGGACGGCCGGCGGATCTACGAGCATCGGTTTGTTTGCTTCGACGAAACCGCCGATTGGGAAATGGTCGGCATCTCGCCGCCGTTCGCCTTTCGCGAATCGCGGGCGATCGAGTTTGCTGCCGGCCTCGCCCGCCGTGGCGACCAGCTCGTCGCGTCGTTCGGGATTCGCGACGCCGAGGCGTGGCTAGTGGAAATGAATCTGCCGGAGGTCGTGCGACTCTTGGAGAAACCAGCATGATGCCGGTCGATTTGTACGATCGCGTTCGCGACACGCTGGAAAGCAACTGGCGGGAAAACGATTGGTTTTTCTGCGACTCAGCGGTGGTCGGGCACTACGCGATGAAGGCCGCGATCTGCTCGAGGTTCGCCCCCCGGCGAATTATCGAGATCGGCACCCGCTGCGGCTACTCGCTGCTGGCCTTCAACACGGTCGCCCCCCGGGCGTCGTACCTGTGCCTTGACGGCTGCATGGACGACGACAGCCTCGAGTGCCTCGCCCACGCCAAGCATCTGATCGAGCGGCACCAGATCGAGGCCGATCTTGTGGTAGTCGACAGCCATGCCGTCCGGAGCCTGCCGCGAGCCTGCTTCGCTCACGTGGACGGGGACCATTCATTCGCCGGAGCCCTCGCCGATCTTCGCCTGGTGGCACACTGCCGGGCAATCCTCGCCGATGACGTCTGCAATCCGGAAGTCTACCGGGCGGTCGATGTGTTTGCCAAGGAGGCGAACCGCCACGTAGAGCTCGTAAACGACGGCCTGCGCCGCGTGGCGGTGCTGACATGAAGATAGGCATCTACGCTCTGGCGAAGAACGAGGCGGCCAACGTCCCCGCCTGGGAGTCGTCCTGCCGGGAGGCGGACGTTCGCGTCGTTACCGACACCGGCTCGACGGACGCCACGATCGAAATACTCGAGGCGGCCGGAGTGGCCGTGGCCCGCGGGGCACCGATCCCGTGGCGATGGGACGACGCACACAACCTATCCATGTATCACCTGCCGGCCGACGTTGACGTCTGTATCCGGCTCGACCTGGACGAAGTGCTCGATGCCGGGTGGCGCGAGGCCCTCGAGGCCGATTGGGCCGCGGGCACCGGCCGGCTCCGGTACTGGTATCAATGGTCTGACAAAGTGCGATTCCTCTGCGACCGTGTGCACCGGCGGGCCGGCTATCGCTGGTCGGGGGCCACGCACGAGGGGCTCACCTGCTGGTCTGGCGACGACGTACAGACCCGCAGCGATCGGTTTGTGGTGCGGCACCATCGGCAGCCCGGCAAGGCCCACAAGTCGGATTTGACGCTGCTGCGGCAGGCGGTCAAGGAGTCGCCGCTCGATACTCGGATGCACTGGTATCTCGCCCGCGAGCTCGACTATGCCAAGGACGCGGAAACCGTGGAGGCGTGGTATCGCTATCTGAGGATGCCCGGCGGGCAGCCGACCGAGCGGGCCTATGCCTACCGGATGCTTGCCAACCTGCAGCCCGACGCGCAAAAGCGGCATCTCATGGCCGCGATCCTCGAGAGCCCGCTCGAGCCCGAGGCGTTTGTAGCCTTCTGCGAAATGGCCTACCGGATGGAGGATTGGGTTTCGTGCCTCTACTACGCACGGCAGGCTTTCTCGTGCAAGCCTGAGTCGCAAACCCACGCGAGCGACCCGCGGGCCTACGGCGAGATCGCGGCCGACCTTGGCTGCGTCGCCGCCTCGCGGCTGGGCCGTGACGACGAGGCCATGCTCTACGCTCGCGAAGCGGTGAAGCGATGCCCTGGCGATCCGAGGCTCGTCGGAAACCTGCGATACTTAGAGATAGAAGACAACAGGAGCGGGCCGCGGCCTGCCTAAACAATGCCCGACTCAATTGCCGTCCAGATCGCCGACGCTCTCGCCGCCGGCCTTTCCTCCTACACGTTCTCATACGGATCCCTCGACGCGGTTCGCCGCTACGTGCCCGACTACGAGGCCCGGGAGCTCGTCAGCCTTAAAGTTTCCGTCGTGCCCGGCCCGGCCGAAACCGAGCGGGGAGCCCGCGGCAGCGACATGTTCACGCACAGCGCTATGGTCCTCATCGGCCGGCAGACCGACGGCAGCAATGCGGAGATCGACGACCTTACGAATCTCTGCGAGGAGATCATGGACGCGATCCGTTCCGAAATACTCGTCACGACCGGGATGCCGGAAAACGCAAGGTATTTCGCGATCGCGATGCAAACCAGCTTCGACCGCGACTCGCTGACCGATCGGAGAATCTTTCTGGCACAGATCGACGTCACCTACCGAGTCCTGCGAGATCACATTGCAGCCCCGACGGAAGCGTAGCCCATGTTTATGCCCAAGGGTACTGGCGGCATCAAGATCCCGGGCGTCGCCCTGCGCATCAACGTCAACATGTTTTTCGATCGGTCGGGCGTAAGAAACGCTCTGACCGACATGGAATACCGGGCTCTCACCAAGGGGTCCATGCGTATCAAGGACCGGGCGAAGCGGTCGATCAAGAAAATGGGCATGGCCAAGCCCGCACTCAAGATCATGAAGGATAACCCCGGCCTTGGGTTGAACGACCTGCTCCGCCTAAGCACGCTCAAGCCGGCCACCAGGCGGGCGATCCAGCAGCGGATTCGCGAGATCAAGACGAAGCCGCCAAGCGCCCCCGGCACCCCGCCGCATACGCACGTGCCCTACGGCCACATGCTTGGCTTCCGCCGCAATCTCTGGAACGTCTACGACTCGCAGACCCATTCCGCCGTCGTCGGCCCCAGCCAGAAGGGGCGGATGCTCCCGTACCTGCACGAGTTTGGCGGGAGCGTGACCTTGAAAACATGGGTGTTCAAGCCTCAGATTCCGACCAAATCGGGCGTCATGCGGTCGCCGATTATCTGGAAACTGCCGGCCGGCCACGCCCCTGGCGATCAATCCAAGTGGCAGACGGCCAGCGGCTCGCAGACCGTTAAATACCCAGCCCGCCCGTTCATGTACCCGGCCCTGCTCGCGGCCATCTCGAGCGGCGATCTGGCCAAGGCGTTCGGGGGCGCGTTCAGCGCCTCGCAGCAAGGTCGGGGCGTGTCGATTTCGGGGAAGTAGTTCGCGGTCAGGCTGGTATACTTACGTACAGGCAGGCTATTTCCGCCGCCACACTCGCAGGAGCAACCGCACATGCCAGCAGTAGCGCACAAATTTTACCTAGGCAAATCCGGCACCTTCACGTTTTCGAACGGCATCGAAAACAAAGACGTAAAGACCGTCACGGTGAACCGCGAGACTGCCGCGGAGGCCGACGTCACGACCCGCGGGTCCGGCGACGAGCAGGAGTTTGCCTTCGTCCGCAAGAACACGAGCATCGAGGTCGTGTGTCTCGATCACACGTGCGAAATCGGCGAAACCGGCACGGTCACCTGCACACTGTCGCCTTCCGGCCCTGCCGGCCCTTCGGGCGTGTTCCAGGTGATGGGCGTCAGCGAGCCGCAGGAGCTCGACGGTGCCGTCGAGTTTACGATCTCGCTCCGCAAGACTCCGACCACGACCGGCGCCTAAAAAGGGGTGAGCCGTGTCCGAAAAATTTCGGCTGGGCAAGGACTGCACCTTCGCGGTGGACGGGGAGATCCTCAAAGGCGTTCGCGAGGTTGGCGTCCGGCGAATCACCAACGAGATCGACGGGACCGGCTTTTATCACGCGATGCAGTCGACGATCGTGCTGCATCGCACCTTTGAGATCGACGTCGCGGTCTTGAAGCCAGCGGATGTGGTAAAGCTGCAGCAGGCGGAGGCGGCCGGCCAGGTGGTGACCGTGACGACGACAAACGGCCTGCGGACGATCAGTGCTGACTTTATGGTCTGCGAGTCGACGGCGGACGAATCGATCGACGGAGCGATCGTCGCGATGTTTGTTTTGAAGCAGTGGGGCCATGGAAAAGGCGCGTCATGAAAAGTTTTCGGGATACCCAAGGGCGGACATGGGACGTTGAGATCACGTTTGGCACGGCCATCCGCGTGAAGACCGAAACCGGCGTCGATCTGCTCGATCTGCCGACGACGCAAAAGTGCCTGCAGGATCTCCAAGATCCGTTCCTGCTTGGGCAGGTGCTCTACCAGGTCTGCCGGCGGCAGGCTGACGAGCGGAGCATCCAGCCAGAAAACTTCTGGGACGGGTTTAATGCCGACGTCATCCACGACGCGACCGACGCACTGATCGAGGAGACGATTTTTTTTTGCCGGAAGGAAGTGAGGCCGGCCCTGCAGATTGCCCTCGAGAGATCACGCGAGGCCGATCGCCGGACGATGGAGATGGTGCAGGCGAGGATGGGCCGGATCGCGGAGCAAATGGACGAGGCCCTCGAGAGCCTCTTGACCTCTACCGACTCTGCTACGAGCTCGCCGGCATCATCGGCGTCCACCCCGCCGCCTGGACCCTCCGCGGCCTCATCTGGTCGGCCACGGCCAAGCAAAAGGAAAAGTGGGGCCACACCAGCTCATTGATCGCCCAGCACTACTCGATTCACCGCGACCCCAAAAAGCGATCCAAGCCATATCAGCCCTCAGAATTTAATCCGTTCCACGAACAGCCCAAGCCGCGAATTCTGACCGAAGCCGACCTCAGCGAAATATTTGGTGATTGATGGCCGGAGCAGCAGGAATTCGTGCGGGCGGCGCGTTCGTCGAGATCTTCGCGCGGGACGGCAAATTCCACCAAGCGATGGGCCGCGTCGAAGCGCGGATGCGGAATTTCGGCAAAATGATGCAGCGGGTGGGCACCAGCATGGCCTTGGGCGGCACGGCCATCGGGCTGCCGCTCATCTTGGCGGCCCGCCAGGCGGCGACGTTTGAGGATGCCCTGCTCGGCATGAAGGCCGCCGCCGGCCTGTCAGCCAAAGACGTTTCCATGCTTGAGCAGGAGGCCCTCCGGCTGTCAAAGGCGATGGGGATCGACCCGGCCAATATCGCCTCCGCGTTTCTCGAGCTCACCAAGGCCGGCATGAGCGTCGACGAGGTGATGAAGGGGGCCGGCAGGAGTGCGGTCGAGTTTGCCCGCGTGAGCGGCGTGGAGATGGCAGACGCGGCAGTGTTCATGAAGGTGGCCATGAACACGTTCGGCGTATCGGCGACCCAAGCGGTCGACACGCTTTCGGCCGCCGCAGACGCCAGCGAAACATCGATCGCGGCCATGGTCGAATCGTTCGCCCTCGTCGGGTCCGCAGGCAAGACGTTCGACCAATCGCTGTTCGACGTCAGTCAGGGTCTAGCGGCATTGGCCAAGTACGGCATCCGCGGCGAGGAGGCTGGCACGGGCATCAAGACCATGCTCATGCGGCTCGTGTCGCCGGCCAGCACGGCCCACGATGCACTCGCGAAGGTAGGGCTAACGGTCGCCTCGTTTCGCGACGCCGATGGCAAGATCCTGCCGATCGTCCAGATCGTCGACGTCCTAGCCAAGAAATTGCAGGGCGTCGATCGGATCACCCGCGACCAGGTGCTCGGCGACGTTTTCGGCGATCGCGGCATCCGTGTCGTCGGTGCGTTTCTCGACATGGGCGTGGCCGGGTTTGACGACCTCGCCACCGCCATGGAGGGCAACCTGCCCGTGGCCGCAAAGTTCGACATTCTGATGAGCGGCATTACTGGCGGATTCGAAAAGATGATGGCCGCGGTCAAGCGGCTGTCGATCGCGTTTGCCGGTGCTCTTGGCAGCTCGATGGGCGTAGTCACCAATGCCATCGTCGGCCTGCTCGACGGCCTCGCTTCGTTTGTCAAAGCGTTCCCGATGCTAAGTAAGGTCGTGGCCGGCACGGCTCTCGGGCTGTTCGCTTTTGGTACGGCTGCCATATTCGGAGGGATCGCCCTCAAGGTGATGGCCACCGGGTTGGGAGTGCTGTCGAAGGCCGTCATGGCCCTGTTCACGCCGATGGGGGCGATGGTGGCGATCGTCGTCGGCGGGATCGCTTTGATCGTGGCGGCCGCCTACCGGCTCTCCCCGACGTTCAAGAAAGAGGCGGACGCCATCATGGCGGCCCTGTCCCGGCTCGATTTCGCTTCAGCCTGGGAAGTCATGAATCTCAATCTGGCGATCGCGCTCACGCAGGCGGCCCAGCAGTTTGAAAACGCATTTGCGGCCATCAAAAACACAGTCGT